AGTGAATAGTCTCACTAAACGTCCACGTTGCAATCCAATTCTCTAGCTCTGGTAAAGAGCAGATAGTAAGGAACGCTTCTGTAGGAGCTCTGCCCTGTACACTGTCGAGAAGGATCTGTCTCTTTAGGTTAGACGTAAAGATATGTTGCTCGTGGTCCGACAGACTACGAAAGTCTTTACTATCTCTACCGATGTCTACTTCTTCTGGCCTCCAAAAGAACCCAAGCTGCTTCTCGGTAAGGGTATCAAAGGTTTTGTATCTTAGATTCTCATAACGAGCAATGTTAACTGGTGCACCAAAGAACATTGGCTGGGTGACGTTGTCAACCTTTTTGGTATCGAATACAGATCGCATTGTTGCTCCTAAATCTTGCAGCTCTCACAGTCATCATCATCTTCTAGTACAGGCTGCCCTTCGTATGAGTGTGCTGGTGGTTCCATTTCATCGGTCGCACCATCGTAAGTGTTGAAGTAGTAAAGTTGTTTACCACCGTACTTGTAAAACATTACAAGGTGTCTTAACATCTCACTCAACGGAATCTTTTCCTCTTCATAGTGCTGAGGATTATACGATGTGTTAACAGATATGCCCTGATCAATGTACTTTTGCAGTACAGCCATAATCTTCAAGTATCCTTCCGGAGACTTTTGGTCCCATAGAAGCTCATACTTATTCTTCAGTCGTCGATATTCTGGTACTACCTGCTTGAGGATACCATCCTTCGATTGCTTGATTGATACGAAGCTTCGAGGTGGCTCAATTCCATTGGTAGCGTTACTTATCTGACTCGAAGTTTCGGAAGGCATCAAAGCCATAAGCGTACTGTTACGAATACCAGTTTCTTGTAACTGATGAACCAATGATGGCCAATCCATTCTGTCTTTAGGTGGTACTAACTCATCAACATCAGTCTTATAGGTCATGTGAGGAGTTGTACCTTGGCCATACTTAGTTTCGTTGTTCTTAGGACAAGCACCTTTCTCTGTAGCTAGGTCTGCTGACGCTTTGATAAGGTAGTACGACCATGCTTCTGCCCACTCGTCAATAAGCTCTAAGTTTGGATCAGAGTAGTTTGTATCATGCTTGGCTAACCAGTATGCAAAGTTAATGATACCAACACCAAGCGGCCGCCGGTTCATTGTAGATCGCTCTGCTGCTCCTACCGGGTACTCTTGATAGTCAAGTAGTGCATCCAAAGCACGGACTGCAATCAACGCTGGCTTCTCAAAGTCAGCAGGAGTCTTAATGTTACCCCAGTTGATGGCGGCGAGTGTACAAAGACTAATCTCACCGTCTGGATCATCGTCACTATGCAGAGGTTTAGTTGGCAAGTCAATCTCGCAGCAAAGGTTAGACTGACGTACTGGTGCTAGCTCAGGGATGAATGCTCCGTGACTATTAGCGTGGTCTACATTCATTAAGTAGATGCGACCGGTATCCTTCCTCTCTTGTAGGAACGCAGAGAACAAATCAATAGCTGGCATTGTCTTCTTTGTCAGTTTTGTTGATCGCTCTGCCTTCTCATACAACTCTTTGAACTTATCGTTGTCTGTAAAGAATGCATCGTACATCTCTGGTACTTCGTTAGGTGAGAACAAAGTAATGTCGCCACCATTCATGAGACGCTCATACATCAGCTTGTTAAACTGTACTCCGTAGTCGAGGTGACGTACTCGATTGTCTTCTGTACCCTTATTGTTCTTCAGAACCAGAAGGTCTTCTACCTCGAGATGCCAGATCGGATAATATAAAGTTGCTGCACCACCTCGTACACCACCCTGTGAACAAGACTTAACACTAGCTTGGAACAACTTAAAGAAAGGAATAACACCAGTATGAGTAGCATCGCCACCACGTATAGGCTGACCAAGGGCACGGATAGAACCAGCACCAATACCGATACCAGCTTTCTTTGAAACGTACTTAACAATGGAAGATGAGGTTGCATTGATGGACTCCAAGCTATCGTCTGTCTCGATCAAAACACAGCTCGAGAACTGTTTCACAGGCGTTCTCACACCAGACATTACTGGAGTAGGAAGAGAAACGTCAAAATTAGAAAATGCGTTATACGCGTCTTTAACCCACTGCATTCGGTCCTCACCGTAGCTGTGGAACAAGGTAGCAGCAATAAGCATGTAGGCGGTCTGTGGTGTTTCATAGATCTGTTTGGTTGCTCGGTTCTGTACAAGATACTTACCACGGAACTGTTCCATAGCAGCATAAGTTAAGAACTCATCACGACTGTGATCGATGAACGACTGCATCTGGTCGAACTCTTCGTGAGTATACCATTCGAGCAGCTCCTTAGTATAGAACCCAAGATCGACAATACGCTTTACATGATTGTACAGATGATCAGGCGTGTACTTATCATACACTTGCTTTCGAAGATGATAGTTGATAAGACGACCTGCAACGTACTGATAGTTTGGAGTCTCCTCACTAATCAGATCAGCTGCTGCCTTGATCAACGTTTCTTGAATGTCTGCGGATTCAATATTGTTGTAAAACTGGACGTGAGACTTTAGTTCAATCTCTGATGGTGATACCCCTTTGATATCATCGCAAGCCCACATTACTACTTTGTGGAATTTTTCGAGGTCAAGCACCTCGCGCGATCCACTTCGCTTGATTACATAAATGTCAGTCATGTTCAGTTCTTAGTTTGTTGATCGAAGAAATTGTCTATCTCTCTAGCTTTGTCGTCTACCCAAATATCATAATGTGGCTTGCCTACATTCAACTCATGATACTTAGCACCCCACTGATGCAGCTGCAGCTTTGTACGGAATAACCAATTCTCTCCTGATACCGTACCTCTTGCAGTCCAGTAATGAATCTCATGGCCCTCATCATAGAGACGGTTAATCTTCTCTATGCGGTCCATGTATGGTTTGCTTTTTGAGTAGTCTGGAAACTCGCTGTTCATTTCCCTCACGTCTGTCTGTTCACAAATAGTACCATCGATATCAATCATATATCTCATTAAACTTTTTTCCATTGGTTGAGGCGGACAGACAGTGCCAGGCCGTGAAGAGTATTATTATCTATAATGTGTTGAATGTTGTCAACGCCACTTTCTACCATTTCATTGATATCTTTTTGTAATATTGAACTTGGCCATATAACCATTTTGTATTGGTTGGCTGCTTGTTCCATAGTTTGTACAAGCTGCATGTTACGAGGTTGATTGTCGAATACAAGCACTACCTTATCACGGTCTAGAACCTTCGATACGGCATTTAAGTCACTGCTCCCTACTGCTACACTGTTATCGAGGAACATACTGTCTAGAGGACCTTCAGTAACATATACAGTACGGTTACGATCGATCTTGTTAAGGTTATAAATCATAGGAGCATTGTCATCGATCTTGACTGTAATGTATCTTAGATTGCAATCGTTGATCGCTCTACAGTTAACCGCTATGAGATTATCTTCGAGATCATAGAAAGGAATGACTAATCTAGGATCACTACCAAGCACTCTATCTTTATACTTAGCGCTTAGGTCTTCCAGCTTCTGACTATCATCGACATAATAGAGACTTGGCCAAACCTTCTCTGGTATTTGTCTAGAGCGCAAGTAGTCCTCTGCTGGGGTACCCTTTACAGGTACAAACAGATCATCTAAGATAGACTTTGGCTTGAACTTTGGCTGAGAAAAGTCAAAGGGAGTAGGAGCAGTGTTAGGTTGCTTGCCCTCAGCAAACGACTCGAACACATACTGCTTGTGTAGACTTGGATCTACATTCTTTAGGAATGTATTGAGATTACCACTGAAAGAACAGTTGTGGCATTTGTAGAAGATACCTCCCTTCTTTGCAAAGAAGTATCCTCTCGCTTTCCATTTATTCTTTTGACTGTCACCACAGATAGGACATCTGAAGTTCGCGGTGTATGGTTGGTTACTTTTTACGACGTACCGATCAAGTCGGTTAGAGATAATACCAACATACTTCCTATCAATCCACTCACTCATTATATGTCCATTCATTAGCGGCTACACCGCAGATCATACAGACGTAGTGAGCAAATGTCAACTAGGGGGTTGCCACTTTTTAGTCTTTATGTCGTAGCCAACAGGATTAATAGTCTTGATCTCAACAAGACTATCGTCCTTATCAATTAGCTTAACGTGCTTAGGGGTCAACTTGATTACATTTTTACAATGGTAGGTTTTTGGAGCACCGGTTGTAATCTTCGTACCATCAGGTTGTGTAATGGTGTCACCTGGAAAGTATAAAGTAACTTCGTACTCTTTCTTATATAAAGAGAGTATCCAATTCCAAAACCTTTTCATGTTACTTGCCCAGCTTTTCGTTGAGCTCTTTAATCATGTTGTCTTTCGTCTTACGCTTGTCAAGCTCGATACCAAGATCACGTCCAAACTCTTCGAGCTTAGCTTTGGTTAACTTTTTGAGCTCTTCTTTGGTAGGGATGTCGTCAAGTTTTTCTTTGACTTCTTGTTTGACTTCTTCAATCTTTTCTTCGATCTCTTCAATAGCGTCTTCGACTTCTTCAACTACATCTTCAACTTTTTCGTGGTTCGTGTACATCCACCAAGCGACACCAACTACAAGAGCAAGACCAATAATAATAAGTTCCATTACAACCTCCAGTTACATAAAATATTGACTAACGACAGCGACAGTAGCTGCACCAATAACTAACCAAAACATTTTAGTGATAACATTAATAGTACGAGCGTTATCGTTCACCTTTTCTTCTATAGCATCTAGCTTCTGAGAAAACCGATTCATCCTATCATAGTTAGCATGATTGTTTTTCTCAATAGCAATCAGCTTTTCCTCGGCACGAGCCAGGGAAATCATAGCATCAGATAGCTTGTCGATCTTTTCTTCAATGCGATCGAGTCGCTGAGTTTGCGTTTCTCTTGAAGCAGCCATGTAGACCTCTATTTAATCTCTATACCCAAAAACGAGCCGGTCTCCACGACCTCTTCAGTGTCTTCAGGAAGATCAGACTGCTTGGCAATACTATCTTCGTAATAAACAATCAAACTTTTTTGCTGTCCTATATATCTTTTTAGGTCAGCCATGTTTAGCGATAAGTTCTCATAGTGAGGGACGCTGATAGCAAAAAAAACTACATCACCATTTTCTTTCTCGAATCGCTCTAGAAATTCATCAATGTTTTCTTCGTTTACAGCATAAAAGTATACTGGGTAAATGTTAACACCCTTAGGACGAGGCTGTATTGGAATCTTCTTCTCTACGTAATCAGTCTTTACAATTACTTGTGGATCAACAGTTCCACACGCAACAAGACTACTCGCTAGAAGGACTAGCGCTGTCCAATTCAACAGGTTTGTCACTTGTATACTCCTCGAGGTCCTGGCCAAGTTTCACTACAGCATTGTTTACTCTCTTTTCAATCATACCAGGCTTCTTCAATGTTAATGCTGTGAGGTCGTGGCTTCTTAGCTTACTTATAAGTTTGTCTTGATACTCTTCTGCTTCTTTCGCTCTTACAGCAAGCTCTTGCATTCGCTCTTGAGCTTGTTCTGCATCTTGTTGCAATTGCTTGATAGTTGCTTGATTTGTTTCAGCGACGAGAGACAACTTTGCATTGTTGTCTCTTAGCCTTGCAATGGTTGCTTGGCTGTCTTGATAGTAGAAGTAACCACCACCAGCCAAAGATCCAAATAACAGTAAGATAATAAAGAATGGCATTATACGTTCTCCATCCTCTCCATCAACCTTTCCGCTCTATTGGTTACTTGTCTGTACCAAAGACTGTCTCGTCCTTCTACAGCAGCAGTTTTCCAATCACCTGCTTCAATAGCAGCGTTAAAGTTTTTGAATTTACTTAGACGAGTTCGGCCCATGTTAAACATCATATTAACCAAGATCTGCTGGACCTCGTCTGGTAAGTCTCCAAATTGCCCTTTGCCGTATAAGTGCTCACACTCTCCAATGGCAAGGTCGAGGTCTGCCTCGAAACACTCCTTAACTCTTTCTTCCGTAACTGCAGTTCCAACTGGTTGTCCGTGTTCCGGGTCACTTTCGAGGATAAGGTGACCAACTCCAAACGTGGGATAACCGAGGTGATCGTTGTAGATTTCATATTCTACCCCCTCATCGATTTTTAACTGTTCGAATACTGCTTCCCGATTCATCATTTACTCCCCATATTTTTGATGAACATTGCCTGTTTATATAGTTGATTGCCTCTTTGCTTAGAAGCACCGCCCTTTGCTTTCAGCCTTTTTGCAACTGAGATCAGCTTGTCAGCATCAGACTTAGTCACCTTATCACCTGCACCCTTACCTAAGTATTGAGCTGCTTTGCGCTTAATACTACCAGGTCGAGAGCCTGGCTTAGGTGCTTGTCTAAAGTCTTCGAAAGTTTTCACTGTACAAAACTCTTGTTGTAGTTTTCTCTGTCATGCATGTAGCAGTCGTGGTCTTGAGACCTTGCCCAACTCAACTCTTGGATGATACGGTTGTACCATTGCTTATCGTATTCGTCTTTTGCTTTAGCCATATCGTTAGCAAGTTGACTAATACGAATATCAATGTACTCAGTAATGGTGTGTTGTTTGCCTCTACGCATCAGTAACTACTCCTGCTCTCAACGAAATCATTTTCTACAAGAATAATATCAAATGTTGAACTTATCTTCGTACCGGTAGATGCAAGAGCTCTGATTTCTATATCGGTTTTCTCTGGCAGAGCAAAAGGTACATTATAAATCCTTTGATGTAATCCTCCAGGAACATCCATAACATCTCTAGTCCTAAAGACTAATCCATTACCTATTTCTCTTGTATACAATGTTGCTGTCACGGAATCGTTGTAAGTACCGACGCCTACGTTCCAATTAGTAAGATAGCCTGTAAGACCTGCTGGTATGGTGTACATGGCCATATGCGTTTGACCCAAACCAAATGTTGTACCAGTACCTATAATCCCAATAGTGGTCATTAAAGTTCCCGAGCCACCCGCTCCAGTTGTTACACTAACAGTTCCAACATTAGTCCCTACAGATCCAGATGAGGCAACAAAAGCACGAAAAATTCTTAGAAACTGAGCAGTACCAACTGCACCTCCAACCGTAAGCGTTTCTTCAATTGAGTTATAGTTTACATCTAAACCCTGTATTGTAACAGTTCTTGCACCAGTCCCTGCTGCAGCATCATTACCGCTACTGCTAGTAACATATACTGTGGATGGAGAAGTTAAGTAGGTGTAAGTGCCACCTTGTTGTATAACAGTTTCTGGAGCTCCACCTATAGAAGGATTTCTTCCGAACTTGTGTATTACAGACGTACCTCGAACAATGCCCCTGGCAATGTTGAGTCCTTCATTATATTCAATGTGCTTAAGGTAAGCCATTACTTCTTATCCTCTAGCTTAGCGACACCTCGAGGATAAGAAGACTTGACTACTTCTTTCTTTTTCTTGTTTCGTCTTCGAAGATATGCTAGACCGTTGATACCTCTTCCAAGTACAGGCTTACGACCTTTTGGTTTGCCCCAGTGTACTGGATTGTCACCAGTACCTACAACACCAGCACCGGTTACGTTAGCGGCCATTTCGTCTTGTAGTAGGTTGTAAGACTTGTCTGTGTTCTCTCTCAAGTACTTGTAGTTTTCAACTAGGGCCTCTTCAATCTCAAAGTCTGTCATCTTCACACCTTCAGCACCTTCTTTCATTAATAGTAAGGCACCAGCGTAGGTAGCGTAGGTCTTATCAAGACCAACACGTTGAAGTATTCGTTTGATATTGAATGTAAATCGATCAAAATGATCGTATGCGTCTTTCTCTGCTTTCGTCTTAGGCTTCTTTAGCAGCTTACCCTTCTCGTTAATGATTCCAAGCTCGAACGCCTTGGTCTCATCAAAAGGAGTCGAAATAGCCTTGATGAATTTATAGAGAACGTATAGGTCGACAGCGGAAGTCATATATTAGCCAGTACTGAATCTGCGTAAGAGTCTGTTATAACATCATTACTATTTATCACTTCGTTATCTGGACCAAGCTCGGTAATACGATCTTGCCACACACCAAGATAAGATAAAAACGATTTCAGTACTGAAACGTGCTCAGGTAACTTAAACACAAGCATCTTAGTACATGCTTGAGGTTCGAACACGTTGTAGAGTGTGATGAGATGATTTAGAACGAGACGTTCTTTAAGTTCACCTGATTCAGCATAACCTTTGAGCAAACGCTTGACATACTTGATACGATTAAGGTCATCGTGGAACTCAAGTATGTCAGTGCAGTTTGGGTTGTTGTAGTATTTGGCAGCAAATAACGAAAAGTTATTATCATTCAATTGCATTATAA